GCCATACCTAAATGCGTGGTATTAGCTTCTATCCCATTCCGGAGCGTCAACATTGCAGGGTCGAGGGTTTGACTAGGAAAACTAGAAGTGTAAACACCGTTGATTCCCTTAGCCATCATACCTCCAACCGACAATGATGTCACACCAGAATTAAGATATTGCATACGCATTCGAGAAGACACTTGATCGTCACACCCTCGCTGATTAAAGATGTCAGTGCACGTAGCAACAGACAAGGGACCAGCGTTGATGGGAGGAGCAATAGTTATACCGAATGAAGGATTTGGTTGTGCAAACTGGAATTTGCCCACAGATTCAACAACAAGAGAAATACTATCAAAAGTAGCATTCTGTGTCACGAGAGGACCAACAACATAGAAAACAATATACCCTCCAAAAGATTCAGGCTTAGTGTAATCAGGGGTGTTGGTGCTCCAATGAAACATAACGTTTCTCTCATCAGGAGGTGAATACGTCATCCAGTCTGTGTTCTTAGGATCCAAATCAACGTTAGGATAAGCGGTAAGATTTTCAGTTCCCATTCCACGAATTTCAGATTCCGAGATATTAGGGGGAAGAAATCCAACCCTGAAAGAGCCTCCAAAGAACGCAGTAGCCATAAAACGGCACCGAATACCCATGGAACCATTCCAGGCATTGAACATTTGATATACAAAACGAACAAATTTATGACAAAATAGGGGATGTACTTTAATAATGCCAAACACGTGACCAGGTTGAAACTTGGAAGAAATAACGAATCGGGTAAGGAAAATCCAATCACGAAAGAGAAGAAAATTAAGAGTTTCAATCGCACTAGTGTGCTTAATTTCTGATGGTTGGGATTGAAGTGTCTGTGCATCTTGAGACGGAACTGTTTCCGCTGTACCAGAGATGCCACCAGAGTCGATTGCCTCACCGAGGCCTGACATAATGAATTTGGGGGGGGAACGAAATGAATGATGATAGAAGAAACGCAAAGTGTATTATCACAATAATTTAAACGTCGAGTTACAAATATTAAAATGAAAGTACATTGTATTAGTAATTTAAAGGGGCATACCAAGTGTTGCATAACATTCCTCGTAAGAGGGGAAATTTAACATAATAGGTTTGCCTTTAATCGCTTTGCGAATCTTCTTACACCAAACATCAAAAAATTCACGACCATGTAAAGCCAATTCAGGAAAAATAGTATCAATGGATTGGGCCACGAGTGCAGGATCACTACATACGGGCCACTCAGAATCCACAGGAGAATAGGGGGGGGAAAATCTAATCCAAGAGAGTTGCTTAACAATAGAATCCAAGTTTGCCTTGCCAACCCAATATCCTGATTCATTTCGGAAAGATTTCTTAAGAAATTCCAACTCTGCTAAGGGCCTAATATTTGGAACTTCACCAGTTGATTTTGCGGCACTAGTTGCCTTAAAGCCATAGATAGTAACAATATCTTTACAACTATTAAAATGAAACCATGATTGAACGTCCGGATGAACTGCAGCAAAGAAATCGTCTCCATAAAACCCACATCTTACATACTTTTTAAAAGAAGCGTAGTTTGCAAGCTCAGGAGCATGAATTCGAGCCAATCGCAACCAGACACAGAAAGTCAAAATCCAATTTATGAGAGAATTTTCAACAGCGGTACCAGGATTCCCAGAAACTTGAGATCCCTCTAGACGCCACACGCGATTCCCTGACACTACAAGAGCACGCTCAACAGCGCGGTGTAGGGATAATCGTGCAACATCATGAGAAGCCTTCCATTCCTTATCCTCGGAACAATGCTGATACACTCTATTAACTAACCGGGGAACAGCCTCAGTAAAAGCACGAGGAACACCTCCATCCCAATTGGCATAATCCATATCAAAACCGTGGTCAGACACTTCAGCAAAATAATGATAAAGTGCATGTCCTTCGAGTGAGTTAAAGTTTATGCCAACTTTTATGGGGTGCATGTCGAAAGTTTCACCAATTCTGTGAAGAAAAGAACCAAAATACTTACGATAAGCAATCAAATAGTCAAAAGGGCATCCAAAGAAAACACGAGTCTTACGAGAATTCA